TAGGTTGTAGAAATTACAGCAAAGAGATCAGCATAGGTTGTTCTAGAAACCGCTGTTCCATCACACAGTAAATAACCATCAGGAGCCGTTGCTTTGCCCCAAGGCTTGATCGCCCCTACTTCACTTCTATTTGTAAAATCCTGTAGATTAGTCATTATACTTTAGCCTCCACCCTTCATCTGAATCATAATATACCAGAGCAACGCCTGCACTGTTAGTGGAAATTATCATATCGGCTGCGTCTCCTTGAACTTTTTCAGATCCTCCATCAATAGTAATGTTATTGGTTCCCGCATTACCGTCCCCATCAATGACTTTTACTTGCATTCCAATTGTAGGAGAGGCAGGTAAAGTTATAGTAATTGCTCCGCTTGAACAATCACACATAATATTATCACCGTCTGAGGCTGTGTAAGGGGAGTCGCCAACTACTTTTTCCGTCCATGCTTCGCCTAATCCAGCTAAAGAAAAAATATCGTACCAGGTAGTACCATCAGTAGCAACCATACGAAATTTTCCATTTGTAATGGTTACCGTATTTCCCGTTGCCCCTAGACGTGCCGAGATGTCAGCTCCACCACTGATATTGTTATAAAGTCCATAAGTTTTTTGTGTTGCTGGAAATTGAACAGTATGAGTCGTGGAAACGGTTCCCGTAAAAACTAATGTATTTTGCCGTGC